ATGTTCCATTTCCAGGCCCGGGTATAATTCATCAGACACCAATAATCAATAGGATTACATCGGAAGAAGATGATACCTTAGCTTCTCAAACAATGGAAGCAAGTGGTTCTGAGGAAACATCACCTAGTGCGGCAACAGTTGGAGTTCATGGTGCATATATTCATCTTAAAGATCTTGCGTCTATAGCTTCAGTGGGCGATATGGCAGCAATAGCAGGGCAGTTAATCGGTCAATGTTTAGTAGTTAGAAAAGACCTTGATTTAGTAACTCTATTTACATCACTTTCAACTAATCAAGGTTCATCTACAACCGCAGCGTTAGCCCCAGCAGACCTTTATGATGCTTATGGTTCTTTAAGAAGGTATCATGCTCCATTACCATATCATCTAGTTTTACATCCACAGCAAATTTGGTCAGCCTATGGATTGGTTATCTTATTTGATAATTCAACAGATGCTATTCAATCTCATGGATTAGGCTCAGTTGGTGAGGATTTTGCCCGATATGGTTTTGCAGGTATGGCAATGGGTTTCAATCTTTGGTCTGATGCGAATATTCCTTTTACCACAGCAACAGGTTCAGGCGCAGCTTTCTCAAGGGCAGCTTTTAAGAATGTGAGAAAGAGAGACTTCCAGATTGAAATTGAAAGAGACGCACAAAACGTAGCGGATAAAATAGTAGGTTCTGAAATACGCGGTGAGGCAGTTGTGAGGAATTTGCATGGCAACGAAATGCAGTTCCCATCATTCATCGCGGTATAGTCTTACCTTCAAATTGAAGGGTTAACTGTGAGGGTGGGGATAACAAATCTTCACCCTCGAGTTACAGGAAAAAAGGAGAGATACAATGGCTAAAGCAAAAGTAGACAATGCAAGACAAAAGGTATTAGAGCAGGAAAATATAATTCTGCGAAAGAAATTAGCAGATCAAGAAAAACGGAATCAGGAGCTTGCAAAATTATCAACCGATCATATAACAACAGAGATGAAGAAAATCAGGCAGAAAGGAAGGTCGTCTGCCAATAAAATTGAGGTTGTATCAGCGCATGATCATAAGAATATATCTCTTTGGACAAGGGGGGGAAAACGAGTAGGCCCTATGCACCCTGATAACGCAATACAGACATTAAATAGATTTGCTGATATAGGCGTAGCATTAAGTGCCGATCAGCCGACACTCGAACAGATAGAGGCATATAAAGAAACTGCTGAATGGAAAAAGAAGGAAGCAACAGAAAAAGTAAGAAGAGAAAGAAAAGATAAATCAAAGCGTACTGGACAGATGGACAGATTATCTAAAGAAATAGCGAAGATGTCAAATACAACAGTTGAATCTATTAATAAGATAATTAAGGCAAGTGAAGTAGGGAAAAGATAAATGCCAGTAATTATTGGAGAACAGAAAAAAGGGCAGGCTTTTTATTTTAAAAGGATGATTGTTTGCCCTGGCCATTGGCTTGTATCACCTAAAGAAGATGTTTATTTAAGGGAACGTATTGATTTATTTAAAAATTGCAGTGATGAAGTTGAGATAAAAGGACAGCGCATTAAGATTAAAAAGACACGCATAAAAAAAGACGTTTTTGGCAGAAAGATAATTGATTGGAAAAAGATGTATGAATTACGCAAGGTAGGCAAGGTATTACATCCGAAAGTCTCTGCTGCATGGGCTAGAGAACACGTTTATGATCCCTTAAGCTTTTTATGTGAACATTGCGATAAGCGCTGTATGGAGGGGCTTGGTAATATTAACACAAATACAATAAAGAGATTAAGCCGATGACAAGTATTGTTAAATCCCAAGCTTCAACAAGGGTAATTAAATCAGGCAGTTCAACCAAAGTAGTTAACTCAAAAACACATATATTTATGGATACTTCAAGATTTAGATTTCATAAAACACCGACACCCGCGACTGATGGATCGCAGACAATATTTACATTACCCGATAGTGAGAGTTATGTTTCGGGCTTATTAGAGGTTTTCTTAGATGGCCTTCTACAGATAAAAGATACTGATTACTCAGAGACTACAGCAACGACTTTTACAATGACGGCCGCGCCTGACGCTAACGAAGTTTTGCGGATTAATTATATAAAAATATAGGGGGTGCGTTATTAAACAACAATTCCTTAAAGCCATATCAGATACTATCAGATTAACAGTTTACGACAACAACAGACCTTCTATTCCAGCGTCGGGCAACATTACTCTTTCTAAGCCTAGTGGTTCTGTATTGCAGGCGCAAACCGCTATTTCTGTAGATGCCACTACAGGGGAAATGACATATACTATAACCTCTACCCATACAGCAACAGCGGATTTGAATTATAAGGCAGTATGGGATTATGTTGTTAGCGGTGTTACTTATTACCAGACACAATTATTTGATGTTGTTTTATCTAAGCTTGCTATTCCTATAACTGATGATGATTTATACGATGAGCTTGATAGTTTAAGAAAAGCTAATTTTCAGGAAACAGGAACAGCTACGGCAGGCGCGGCAGGCACTTTAACGGATACTGGACGCAAGGAGAGTAACGATTTCTGGAAAGGCGGCACAATACAGATCTTATCAGGAACAGGCGTAGGGCAAAAAAGAGATGTTACGGGCTTTACTCAATCATCGGGAGTTATTGCTATAACACCTAATTTTGTTACTAACCCAAGCACAGACAGCGTTTATTTACTAATAAGGTCTTTCTCTAAAAAGATTCATTCTGCTTTTGATGCTTTATGTACAATGATTTACGATAAGGGTAAGCGCCATTCTCTTATTTTAGAAAGCTCTCAAATAGCACAACCTCTGATTTATCTTTCTATTCATTTAATAGCATTAGATTTAATGGATGAGGAAGGCGATAAGTGGTCAAGGATTGCTACGATATATCAGGAGAAATTTGATAAATCTTTTAACAATATGAAGCTTGACTATGACGAAGATGAGAGCGGAACGATTGACGATTCAGAGGCACAACAGAGTCAGACATCTTTGAGGGTAGGCAGAGCGTAATGGATAAAATTATCAATGCCCACATTGATAAGATGGAGGAATTAGAAAGGCAGATTGATGTTATTATCGACAGGGAAATTGGTCAGATTAAGATTGATAAGATTGTTTCCAATCCTCAAGAGGTTCTGGCTAAAATCACCGAGAACATCAAAGAAATCTTCTTCGATAAATACGCAAACGAAGCGGTTGAATTAGGCTTTGATTTAGGAAGGTTAGTAAAGAAAAAAATAGAACAAGATAAGACAATCAAGATTGATAAATCTAAAGACCCAAACTTAAATGATAACAGCGGCAATAAAAAGCAGGATTAATTTTCCTAAAATAAGCCTTGTGAGCGATTTGGAGAAAATCGCAAAGAATATTGTTATACCTGACATCATAAAAGGTATCGATAAGAAAGTAGCCATTATGGGCGGGCCCTTACCAAAGAATGCGCCAGCAACAGTTAAACGCAAAGGTCATGCAAGACCATTGATTGATACAGGAACCCTAAGGAAGTCCTTTAAGTATAAAAGAACAAGTAGTTATAGCGTAATTATAAGCATATCGTCGGATAGAAAGAAAATAGGCGCGTATCTTCAAAGTGGCATTAAAGCAAGAAGTGGATTAAAGAAGTATCTATTTTTTGGTATATCTAAAGATGCCAGTAGAAAAGCTATGCTCTATATGCAAAAGAGAATAGGAGAGATCATTAAGCGTGGTTAAAGCATTTAAAGAGGATATTGATTCACAAGTTGCTAAACGTGCATTTGACAGGGAGTTTGGCACACTTGCTATAACTTTAACCGCAAAAGTGGGCAGGACAGCGCTTACCTTGAATGAATATGTGCAGACAAGATTAATTCAGGGTGCTGCTTTAGATGTTATCAAAAAAGCTTTACTGCTTGATCTTAAAACAGGCGGCAGGATATTTGGAGAGTTTAAAAACGCATTGAGGCCGACGTTTGTGGGTTCGGTTAACCGCTTTAGAGATACTGGTGTTTTAGTTGAGATAGGAGTAGATGCAACTTATCGTTGGGTTGCGGTTCTAGTCAATACTTGCCCTGACTGCCTAGCAAGGCACAATAATATTGCATCGTGGGAAGATTGGGAAGCACAAGGGTTGCCGAGAACAGGCGCGACAGTCTGCGGAGCAAATTGTAAATGTGTTTTATTGCCAGCAGAAGTAACAGAATTAGAGCCAGTCAGGAGAAGTAAATAATGGCAAATTATGATACTGTCAAATCAGGTATAGCGGGTAGATTAAAGTCTTTAGGATATATGGAATCTTCACAGTCCATAGATTTTATAAATGCTCCAGCTAATGAATACGGAAAAAGATATATATTGAAATGCCTTATAGGAGAAAATCAGGAAAATACCATTGTAGATCGTTTTTATGATGAGCAGGAATGGCAAATATTGATTGCATTTGACCGCTCAGAGCAAAACGACATTGTTCAGCTTGATGCTTTGCACAGGGCCAAAGACGCCATTATAAAAGATTTAGATAAGCCTGCAAATTGGACATCTTTCGTGAAGGTGCTTAAATACAAAAGTTGGGAAGTCGTAGAGACTTCTAATTATTTTATCCTGGACATCCGAGTGTCCGTTTTAGATATTTTTGTTCATGGTTAAATAAAAAGGAGAGGAAAAATGTATACAAAGAAAACTGTAATTTATGCAAAAGTTGAAAGCCCGGCAGGAACAGACGCTGCGCCAACAGCTGGTTCTGATGCTATCATGGCTTTTAATGTTAGTTTAGATGTTAAGCCTGATATGAAAGAACGCTATGCTGGTAATGATACTCGTTCAGCGTATGCGAGCATAAGAGGAAAAACTGTAGTAGAAGTTAAATTTGATGTTGAGTTAAGAGGGTCAGGCACTGCTGGAACGGCTCCACGTTGGGGTGCGTTAATGAAAGCCTGCGACAGATTGGAAGCGGTAAGTGCAGGAACAAATGTTATTTATACTCCCGCTCTCACGACTGAGACTTGCACAATATGGGTCAATATTGACGGAATATTGCAAAAGGTAGCTGGTTGCGCTGGTGATTGTGAGATTGATTTAATATCAGGCGAAGTGCCTTATTTGAGATTCACAATGAGTGGTATCTATGTCTTGCCCACAGATTCAACCATTGTAGTTCCAACATTTGATACTACTATTCCAGAGATTGTAAAAGGTACTACCACGACTTTTGGTGCTTATGCGGCTATCATCGAAAAGATTAATCTTAAATTCGGTAATAAGGTTGTAGAACGTACAAGCATGAATGAAGCAGAGGGAGTATTGGCTTTCATGGTTGGAGATCGCAACCCTACAGGGATTATGACTTGTGAAGCTGTTTTAAGAGCTGAATCAAACGCTGATTTTTGGTCTTACTTTAACTCTAGCACAATTAAAGCATTATCTCTTGTTTTGGGCGCTACGGCAGGTAATATTGTAACAATCACAGCCGATTCATGTGTATTGTTCGCGCCTAAGTATGGAGACAGGGAAGGCATGAGGACAATGGATATTGAGTTTCAAATGGCAAGAGGTGATGGAAACGACGAAATGAAGATTGAATTAACTTAAAGCAGAAAGGATAAAGGCATGGCGATTAGTAGAAATCCAAGAGGA